GCCATGGCTGGCCTGTTTTTCACAGCCATGGAACCAATACCAGGTCTGCCCAGACACGCCCCAGGGTGGCCCCCACGGCGAACAGGATGATGAGCACCACGACCCATAGCTTTCCAAGTAACCATTCAATGCGTTTCAAGGCGGTTTACCTCCGTGTGTTGTTGGGGGGTGCCCCGCAGCCGCAGGATTGGTGGGCGGCAAAGGAGCTGATTGACTCTGAGCATGCCAGTGGCAAGTATTTGCTCAGCCAAGGCCGCCAGGACCATGGCCAGGTGATGAACCTGCTGGGGTTTGCGCCCACGCTCAAGGGCCGTTTGCTGGCCGACGATCTGGCCGAGCAGTTTCTCCGCCAGGGCTGGCGCTACCGGTTGGTGCAGGCAGCCATTGGCCTGTGCAGCTTTGGCAGTGGCTGGCTTTTGGGCGTGACCACTGAGGTGGGCAAGGCTTATGTGACGCGGTTTTTTGGCTTGTAGTTGCATGGGTTTGTGGCTCTGGCTTTGGCCAGCACTGCATCAGGTTTGAGGCAGTGCTGGCCAAAGCCACCGGCACGCGGGCCGGTGGGGGTTGGGTTACGCGGCTTCGATCTCCACCGCAAACGGTGCAATGGCAAAGTCTTCCACGCCGCTGACGATGGTGACGCCTGCTATGCCGCGCACGGCATCGGGCTCATTGAGCATGGCTTCTTTGTTGATTTCTTCCTTGGTGCGCACAAAGCGGCCCAGGCCCATGCGTTGCAGGGTCTCGATGACGGTGTCGGCACCGCGCACGGCCACACTGGGGGGGCGCTGGCGCCAGCTCACCTCGCCGGTGATGAGGTTGGCGGTTTTGCTGCTGCCCTCACACAGGGTGGCGCGGTTGGCTTCGCACCAGGTTTGAATGCCTTCTTGCAGGTTTTGCAGGCGCAGGGTTAACGCTTCCAGCGCGGGCTGGTGCTGTTTGGTGATGTTGGCAATGGCGTCGTTCATTTCAGCGCGTTGGCGCTCAAAGTCGCGCTGCACGTCGCCCAGGTTTTTGATGTAGGCGGCGCAGTCGGTTTTGTTTTGCGGTACGGCAACGGCGGCGGCGCGGGCTTTTACTTTGGTGGCCATGGTGGTTTGGTTCCTTTGGGTGGGGTTAAAAAACAGGGTTCAGCAGCGCACGCCACGGGTGGCATAACGCTGGTAGTCAAGGGCGCCGGGGCGCAGCACGCTGCAGGCTGGGGGCGCGTAGACCGGGGCGGTCATGGGGTTGTATTGCGGGGGCGGGGTTTTGGCGATGGCGGCTGGGTCCTCTGGGCGGGTGTAGTAACGGTCGGCAAGATGGCTGCCCACGCCGCCCCGGTGGCGGCCACGGATGTGGCCACGCTGCACCAGGTGGGACAGGATGAGGCTGAATTCTTTGCGGTGGCCTTCGGTGTCGTCTTCATGGCCAAAGATGCCAAAGAGTTCAAACCAGCTGCATCTGCCTGCCTTGTTGACGTAGTTGGTTATGGCTTGGCTGACGGTGGGCGCGGCGGCCAAGGTGTCGGCCAGGGTGGGTGTGGGGTTGGTTGTCATGGTGATCAGGGTTTAAAAGAGTTGGGGATGGGTTGGGCTGGCCATGCCGCTGGGGCGGTCTATGACCATCTCAACGCCGCGCCAGGTGAGCTGGTAGGCCAGCGCGAGCTGCTGCACGGCGCGGGTTTTGCTTAAGCCCTGGCCTTGCGGGGCACGGGCGGTGAGGCGGTCAAAGTCGCCGCGCAGGGCGGTGTTGCGGCGTTCGCGGCGCAGTTCTTTCAGGCGGGGCACGTTGAGCTCGCGCCCGGCGTAGGTTTTGCTCAGGGCCAGGGTGGCGCTCTCGCCCACAATGGCCACCAGAAATTTCCACGCATGGGCCCCGGCGGCGTTGTTGCACGGGCCGCGCGGCACCACCAGTTGCACGCCACGCAGTGCGTTAATGAGCTTGACACCTGCCTCTACCCCTAACAGGTGCAGCAGCTCTTGGCCGCTGGCCGGGATCAGGCTGGCGTAGTGGGTGGCGTCTGCCACGGTAATGGCAGTGTCAAGCGTGCTGTCTTGGCGCATGTTGAGGGTGGCGTTGTTGGGCATGGTGGTGTGTCTCTGGTGCGGCTGGGCGTTTACTTAGCGGGTGTGGGCGGCGCGGCTGGCGCGGGGCGTGGCGGTGGCGCGCCCATACAGGGTGCGGCTCAGGGCCCCCACCAGCTTGTGCAAGATGTGGGCATCGGCAAAATTGATGTGGCTGCACCAGCCGTTGCGCTGGCAGATGCTGTTGACGTATTTGTCAGCATCAGCCGGGCCAATTTGCAGCAGCAGGCTGTCTACCCTGGCGCGCAGGGCGGCATGGCCTTGCGCCACGTTGGCCGCTGGCTGGCGCGGGGCGCTGCCGGGTTTGACGGCACCTTGTTCGCTGAGGTAGTGGCTGATGGCGCCCAGCTCGGTGAGCGTCATGTCTTTGCAGCTGCTCTTGCCGGTGCGCGCTTGCAGCAGGGCGCGGTAGGTGGCGTCGTCCAGGCCGAGCTGGGTCACTTTGGTGTGAATGGCTTTGATGTATTTGCCGCGCCCGCTTGTGGCTGGCTTGGCCGCTTTGGCGGGGGTGGGTTTAGAGGATGACATAGATCACAGCCCCCAAAAAAGCCGCACACCCGACCACCAAGCCCAGCCATGCCCGCGCCAGCCAGCGGCGCTCGCGCAGGGCTTCGGTCCGGTGTCTGCGGTATGGGCCGTCCAGCACACCGGGGGCCAAGGTGGGTAGCGGTTTGGGTTGGCCCAGTTTGATCAGGGCGGGTAAATGGCATTCGCCCTGGCAGGTAGAGTGCGGGTTTTGGCAAATACCGAGCTGGTGGCAGCTGCGCCGGGGGTGGTTGCGCAGCTCAGCCAGGGGTTGGGTGGAGTTGATGGTGCTCATGCGGTTTGTCCTGGTTGGCGGGTGGTGAAGGTGTTGAGGCTGGCGGGGTGGCGAAAGTTGATCCAGTCCAGGTTGGCGTCAAACACGGCCAGCTTGTTGCTGGTGATGTCTTGGGGGTAGGCGCGGCGCAGGCGGCGGGCGCGCTTTTTGACCCACAGCACTTTTTTGAGGAAGGCATCGGCGTTCATGGTTTGGCCTTGTTGCTTTGGTTGGCGGGGTTATGCAGGCAGTCTTGGCAGGCGCGCCACAGGTCCAGGCGCTCGTAGCCGGTGTTGGCCACCTGGCCCCAGGTGATGGCGCTGTGGCGCTGGCATTCGCCCAGGGCAATGTCGGTTTTGAGGTGCGGGCAGTCAATGCGGCCATCACCAAACGCGGCCAGCACGGCTTGCTGAAACAGCACGCCCGCCGGTTGCTTGAGCAGGCCGTGCACCGCCTGGCTGACATACGAGCGGTGGTAGGTTTTGCCCACGCTGCTGATGCTCTCGGGCGGCTTGATGAGTTTCAAGGCCACGCCGGTGCAGCCGCGCGGGTCGTCTCTGACGGCTTGTTTGAGCAGGTGCAACCAGCGCTGGTCTGGCTGCGGCAGGGGCAGCGTGACGCTGTCGGTGGGGCGGGTCATGCTTGGCTCCCGTCTGGTTGTCCCGCTGGCATGGGTACCACGGCTTGGGCGTTGGGGTTCCACAGCACTTTTTGCGCCTGGCGCCACACCGGGGCGTACCAGCCCAGGTCTTGGCTTAAGCGCCAGATGACGGCACCGGGGCTGGTGAGTGCAACACCCGGCACACGCCGGGTCAGCCGGGTGATGATGCCGTGGCGCTCCAGGCAGGCCATGTATTTAAGAAGGTTGCTGGGGGCATCTTTTTCGCGGCCAGTGGCCACAATGTCCAGGATGTCGCCCAGCGTGAAATTGGGGTGCTGGGCGCTGAGCGCCCGCATGGTGCGCCAGGCTTTAACGCGAATGCCTTTGGCAATCACGCCCACCGGGCGGCCCTTGCGGCGTTTTTCAACGCCCACATAGGTCACTTCGGTGGCGCTGCTTTGCATGAGGTGTGCTGTCTGCATGAGGGCTTAGGCTCCTTTGCGGCTGGCTTGGCCGAGCACGTGGAACAATTCCACGCCTTTGAGGTCGGCCAGGGTCATGGGGGTGTGGCGGGTGGCTTCGGGGCGCAATTTGGCCGATATTTCAATGCGGGTGATGGCGTTGACCACCAGGCGCATGCAGGCGTCGGTTTTCTCGTAGATGTGTTTGACCAGCAGCGGGTCCATCGGCACTTCACCCAACTGGCTGCACACCAGGGCCACGTCTTCAAGCGTGCTTTTCTTGAAGTTGCATTCGTTGTTGATGCGGTCTTTGAGCTGCTTGAGGTTGGCGGCAAACAGGCGGCTGATGTCATGCGTCATGAACACCAGCACCAGCAGGGTGCTGCTTTTGTCGGTGATGCCGCGCAGTTTTTCCAGGCAGGCAGCGCGGTCGTGCAGGGTGAATCCGGCTTCGTCGACGATGATGCTGATATTGCCCTTGACGATCATCTCTTCCATGCGGCGCTCAAAGCCACGGGTGATCTCAATGCCCAGTTTCTCGGCAATTTCGATGATCATCTTGCGCGGTGTCCAGTCCACCTGCGCGGTGACCATCACCGCCCCTACTTCAGCGGCCCAGGCTTGCAGGGTGCGGGTTTTGCCCTCGCCGGGCCGGCCCGTCAGGGCCACCAGGCCGCTTTCACGCGCGCCGCGCAGCTGGGCCTCTTTGATCTTGGCGTCAAACAGCGCCGCGTTGCTGGTTTTTACAAATTCACGTTTCATACAATCACCTTTGTTTTCTCAGGACTTTTTCACGTTTGTCCCTGGTTACTGAACACGGTTGCCGGGCGCGTTCCAGGCGCTTGGCAACCACCTTTTCTCTCTCTCTTTCTCTCTCTTTCTCTCTCACTCACATCGCCGCTTGGCGTTGTTCTTCCAGCATCTGGGTCATCACCGCATCCATGCGCGCCAGCATGTCCAGGCGTTCGGTTTCTTCAGCCTCAAGGCGCGCTTTTTCGGCCAGCTCTTCAGGGGTGTCACCACTGCAACAGCGCAGGGCAAAGTCGCTGGTCTCTTCGGTTTGGGCTTTTTGCAGCGTTAAGGCTTCGCTCTGCTGGCGGTTTTGGGCCAGCGTGGTTAACGCTTTTTCACAGGCGGCCTGCGCGGCGTAGTCACCCAGGTCAAATACTTGGGCGCTGGCTACTTCAATGGCTTGCACCTCTACCGGGGCGCGGTTGGGGTCCATGCGGCCTCGGATGTCGTCAATCTGGTCTTCTTTGCGCTTGATTTGTGCGTTCATGCGTTTGGCCAGCGCAAATTCATACAGGCTTTGGCTGCGGTAGCCGGTGGCTGCCACAAACTTGGCTTTGCAGATCAGGCTGCCGCTGAGTTCTTTCACCCACACGTGCTCACCGTCCATCGGGTCGATGGCCACCATGACTTCAATCTTGGGCTTGCCCGGCACTTGGCTGTAAGCGCTCAGGGCTTCGTGGTGGTAGTACTGTTTGTTAAAGGCGTGCACCATTTCTCGGGTCACGGTGCGGCGCTCGTGCGGCATGAACAGCTCGGTGAGCGTGCATTCGTCCAGCGCCACAGGTATCCAGCCGCGTTGTATGGCGGCGTCAAGCGCCTCTTGCGGGGTTTGGTGGCGCAGTTTGCCGGTGCTCGGGCAGGTGATCTTGGGCAGCGCGCTGTGGGGTTCGTTGTTGCTTTTAACGCGCACGTCATCGAGCCACTTGACCATTTGGTCTTTGCTCTCAAACAAGATGCCTTTGCCCACGCGCAGGGCGGCTTCGCGGGCGACTTTGTGGGCAGCCACGTCGCCTGCGGCCTGGGCTTTGACCATGTGGGTGGTGAATTTTCTGACTTGTTTGAAGGCCAGGCTGTCCATGCGCTGGGGGTGCATGTAGGTGGCCAGCGCCCGGCTCTCGCGGTCAAGCCGGGTGTTGTAGTTCTCAGCTATGCCGTTGGCCTGGCTGTTGCCCACGGTCTCCGGGTGCACCACGGTCAGGCCGGCACGGGCGCTGATGCTGGCCACCGGGTCAAACTGCACTTTGGCGTTTTTGACGCTGCCGGTGCTGTCGGTTTGCCACACGGCGGGCACGCCGCCCACCCGGATGCACGCCTCCAGGCCTTTCATGATGACCTCGGCACTCTCACTCATGCCAATTGAGAACGGTGTGGTGTAGCGCGTGGCCACGTCATGAAAGTGCCACACCTCATAGCTCACATAGGCTCCGGTGATGGGGTGCGGGGCCAGAAAGTGGGTGTTCCAGCCGTCGGCATGCACTTCTACAAAGGGTTCCAGCCCGGCATTGGTGCGGTGTTGGTAGAACTTGTGGGCGCGCAGCGCGCTGCCCCGGTATTGGCCGTCTGCCAGGTCAAGCTGGCTAAATTTTGAGCCAAAGAAGCGCGTCAGCTGGTGAATGCTGGGAAACACCAGGTGCGCGGCCAGCGCGGCCAGTTGCTCAGGCGTGGCCAGGGCACCCAGGCGGGCTTTGCGGTCTTTGCGCACCCAGTCCAGGCTCCACTCGGGCCAGGCGGCTTGCAGCTGCTCATAGACTTGTTTGGTGGTGGGCTTTTGCGGGCGGCGTTTGAGCTCTATGGCCAGCAGCATCCAGGGCTGCGCGGTCATGTCGGGCTGGCGCTGGCCGGGGGCCAGGTTTTGACCGGCAGTTTGTTCGGCGGCGCGTTTGCACCAGCCTTGCAGGGTGCGCAAGGTGGGCAGGCCAGCGGCGTTGACGTGGGCGTTGCTTGCCTTTCGGCCCCGGCTGTCACGCGCCAGCAGCAGCATGGCTGCGCTGGTGTCGCCGTCCAGGCGGCGGGCGGTGGCAGTGGTCAGAAAGGTAAGCATGGCCGCGCGGGTGCTGCACCCGGCTTGTTGTTCCAGGCGCTGGATATAGCGCAACACCGACTGGCGGGCGTCGGCCACGGCGCGCTGGTGGCTGGTTTGGTACCAGGCGTCAGGCAGCGCGTCATCGGCTGGGGTGGCAGCGGCGGGCAGCGTGGCACCGGTGCTGACGGCCAGCGCCTGGGTGCTCACTTTGCGGGCGGTTTGGGCGGCGGGCAAGGCAGGCACCGGGTCGCGCTGCAGTTCGGCAGGCAAGCAGGCCAGCACTTGGGCGACGACTTGGGCGTGGATGTGGGCTTGGGTGGCTTCGGGGAGGCTTTTTAGTGCAAATTCAAGTCCTTTGCCTTGCTCTTTAGGGCGATTGACTGCCAAATTTTTTTTCAGCTTCTTAAGCACACCAAATTCCGAACCAGGCATCCCCGGCAAACCCGCCAGTTCCTGCACCGTAAACCATTCTTTCATCGCCATGATCAGCCCCGTTTTTCTTGTATGAACGCTTGCACCGCCTGATAGGCCGTAGCCATGTGCTCAAGCTGGGCGCAGTGCTTGCGAAAGTCTTCGCCCGTGCTGCAGTTCATCATAAACAAACTGTAATTCTGACTGACAATCAGCCACTCGGTCAGCTCACCCAGGCAGCGCTTGTAACCGTGCTGTTCTGCTTCTTCTTTGATAGCTGCCTGCGCTTGCTTCACAAGGGCTACAGGCTGGTTTTTCTTAAAACTCATGACGTTAGCTCCTATGTATTGAATGGGCGGCCAGCCCGTAAATTCAACAGCGCATCACGCAAGGCGATCGCACACGCCAAAAAGGCAGCTTTCTCTGCTGGCATGGTCAGTAGCGTCACACCATTTAACTCACCTTTTGGCCAAAAGATCAGGGTGCTATCGCCTGCCTGCGCCCAGCTCTCTGCCAGTGATAAAAGCTCTTGTATTTCTTCTTTTTTGATAGCGGCTTGTGCACTATCAACGGGGGCTACAGGCTGATTTTTCTTAAAACTCATGACACATACTCCTCGACATTGAATGGGCGGCCAGTCCAGCCGGATTTACCATGGGGTTCTCACACCAACCACCACCGACAGGACTGACCATGACTGATTCCATCAAACTCTTCTTCATGCTGGTAACGCCAGCCGCAGGCGCTTTGTTTTGGCTTGCCCGTACTTACCCAAAAATCATCCTTGGCATCAGCCAGCAGGGGTTCTGGCTACTGACCTTATTGAATGCTGTTGTACTGACCTGGTGGCTTGGCATCAGGCAGGCCCATGCTGCTTTGCAGGCGTTCATTCGGGTTGACGCCACCCAGACCGCTGCTCTGGCCATCAGTACTCTGGACATTGAGCCTGGTGTCATTCTGGCTTTTGGCGCTTATGCTGTGCTCTGGGGTTTGGCCTGGAAGCTGGCTGCCTATGTAGAGCACGAGACCCGTACCAGCCACATTTAGAAGCATAAGAAACCAGTAAACCCAGGCGTCGATTTTTCGCCGGAGATCACAGGCATCGCACTTGCGAGCTACGTTATTAGTAGCTGCTTGCGCTTGTTCTGCAAGGGCTTCAGGCTTATTTGTCTTAAAACTCATGACGTTAACTCCTATGCATTGAATGGGCGGCCAGTCCAGCCGGATTTACCATGGGGTTCTCACACCAACCACCACCGACAGGACTGACCATGAACCAGGAAGAACTCAACACCACGCGCTTGTTCGTACTACAGCGCGCCATTGGGGCGCTTATCGTGACGCACCCTGAGCCAGAAAGGTTTGCAAAAACCTTCGGTTCCTCAATCGGCTTGCAGCAACTTGATCAAATTGCATACCCGCTATCAAAGCCAGACGTTCGCGCCGAGTCGAAAGCGTTTGCGCAAGAGTTGTTAGAGTTGGCAAACGACGAGGTTTTGCAGCGCGCACAGGGAAAAAAGCCTCCCTCAGCATAATTCGCCCGTAGGCGCGGGCATCTGAAACCACATGATCGGGCTGTCCACAGGGTTCATCCGCCTTAAACGGTTCTTTTGGGTGGCTCATGCCTGTGCCCCTTCCACACTGGGTGTCACATCCGCCGGGGTGATGCCCATGTCCATGGTGGCGCGCAAATCTCGCACGACCACCCGGCTCAGGCCCCCATGCGGGGCGCGGTCTGAGCGCTGGCCCCAAATCTTCATGGCCGAATTCACCGTCACTGGTTTGTGCCCGTGCGCCTTGGCCCAGGCCGACAGACTGGGCCAGCCCAGCGTCATCAGGCGGGCACGCACCTGCAGCGGGGTGCCCAAGGGCACGTTTTTTACAGTTGCAGTTGTCATAATGTCCTTATCGCGTTAATTTTTGTTCCGGGCTAGAGTGTATGCGAACAATAGTACGCTTAACGAACTTTTTTATATATTTTTTGTTCCGAGTCTGTTCTGAGTCAAAAACAGCAGTCAACCCCGCATGAAAGGATGAATGCCATGAAAAATCAATCAGTTGCAGCCGACTCGGAACTCGGTCCCGCCAATGCCGGGAAAGTTCCGAGTCGAAATAAAGACTCGGAACTGGCAATGCGCCTGCGTGACATGCTTGGCCAGGAGTCAGTCACCGCTTTTGGGCGACGTTGCGGCATCGGTGAAGCGACTCTTCGGAAGTATTTTTCCGGCACGCTGCCGAACTCAGAAAACCTAGTCGCCATGGCCGACGCCGGAAACGTCAACATCGAATGGCTGGCCGCTGGCCGTGGCCCCAAGCTGCGCGGCGCCAGCGCCCACATCCCCATGATCCCCCAGGCCGTGGCCCCGCCCGCGTCCACCTTCCATATAGAAGACATCGAGCGCGTCGAGATGACCATTGAGTCCATTGAGCAGGGCTTGGGCCCCCGCTACGCCGCCATGCCCGTCAAAAAGCGCGCCCAGCTGTTCGCCGCCGTCTATGACTTGCTGCTCGACATGGACCAAAAAGAAAACGTCGTCAAATTCATCAAACTCGCCGCCTGAAACGCGGCCCATTCACCCAGGGAGCCCCTCCAGTGTCAGACCTCAGCGCCAGCAAAATACAAAAGATCGTTGATTTACTT